GGGAGGAGTTCCTTATTACTCCAGCTGAAGTTGAAGCAATGGATGACGATCAACTCTGGAAGAAAGCAAATGCTCAACGCGAAAACTTCCTAGATAATCACCCACTAAATAAGGACATCACCAAACAAGAGATCATGGAGGTTCTCAATGGCTAAAATTGCTATCACAGGTATGGCCGGATTTATTGGCTTTCACTTAGCTCAAAAGCTTCATAGTGAAGGTCATCAGGTTATTGGTTTCGACAATTATAACGACTATTATAATCCAGAGCTCAAGAGAGATCGCACAAAAACACTTGTAGAACGTACTGGAATCGTAGTTGAGGAAGGCGATCTACGAGATGCTGAATTTGTAAATGATTGGATTCGATTTAAGCGTCCAGATGTTGTAATGCATTTGGCTGCTTATGCTGGTGTTCGTCATTCGATGGATGACCCTGGTTCTTATGTACAAAATAATATTGTTGGTACTCATAATCTAATCGAAGCGTGTACTCATCATGGAGTCGGTAAAGTTGTCTATGCCTCAACATCCTGTGTAATGGCCGGCAATTCGCTTCCTTGGAATGAAGATGAAAAGCTTGGTTATCAAAAGAATCCGTACGGATATTCTAAAGCTACGAATGAAGCGCAATTTATCGCTTCAGTAATTCCATCGACAATTGGCCTACGATTCTTTACAGTTTATGGTCCGTGGGGTCGACCTGATATGGCTCTATTTGATTTTTCAAATAACATTGTAGCTGGCAAACCAATCAAACTTTTCAACCACGGTGACATGATTCGTGACTTTACTTACGTTGATGATATTGTACAAGGCATTAATATTGTCATAAATAGAGTTATTAATGAAGATAATATCAATGAAGTTTATAACATTGGTTATGGCGAACAAGTTCAGTTGGTTGATTTTGTCGATCACATCGAAAAGAATCTTGGTCGTACAGCGACTCGTGAGTTAGTACCAATGCATCCAGCTGATACTCATCAAACGTGGTCAGACACGACTAAACTACAAGCACTCGGTTATAAGCCAACTACGAATATCAAAGAAGGTGTAGCCAAATTTATTGAATGGTACAAGGAATATTATAATGTCAATTAATATCGCAATCATTGGTCATGGATACGTAGGTAAAGCTGTTGACCACGGTTTCTCTACAAGTCAAGTTGAGAAGTTTATTGTAGATCCACTTTATGGAACTACACTTGAACAACTCAAAGGAAAAGTTCGATTAGACGCTGCCTTTGTTGCAGTACCAACTCCTTTTGGAGCAAATGGAGAAATTGACGCTTCAATCGTAAAAGATGTTGTGCGTCAATTGGAACATTTTAGTTGTCCAATTGTGATTAAGTCTACTACAACACCAGATATTGTGGATGAACTCTTTCGTGAAAATGAGAGAGTAGTTTACAATCCAGAGTTCTTGACCGAAAAGAACGCTCTCGACGATTTTATCAATCCACCTATGCACATTCTCGGTGGTTCGAAAAAACATTGCGAAAAAGTTTTTAATCTGTATGAAAGCTATTCACAATGTAAACCATGTCCAGTTTTCTACATGACGGCTAAAGAAGCTTCATTTGTCAAGTACGGAATCAATTCTTTCCTTGCTACGAAAGTTCTTTGGTTTAATCAATTCAAAGATATCGTAGAAAATTGGGATGCTAAATATAACGTGATTGTGAATGCCATTGGTACTGATCCACGTATTGGCCATAGCCACACTCAGGTTCCAGGGCCAGATGGACGTAAAGGTTTTGGCGGTGCGTGTTTCCCAAAAGATACATATGCTTTCTCAATGTTTGCTCGTGGAGATTTTGCAGTTCTTGACGAAGTCATTAAGTGTAATAATACATATAGAAAAGCTTACGAGCTTGATGAACGCGAAAAAGAACAGAAAGTAAATTATGGTTAATTATGCCAGTATTGTACCACTGATTGGTGGTGAGACTATCGCGATGGAGAATGTACTTGGGAAACGTCCTGAGTACATTCTGTCGTACGAAGGATTCGAAGCTAATGATAAACACTTATTGGAACATTACAAAAACACAGTTCCTTACCATCTTATCAAAGACGATCAGCTGCCTAACGTTGAGTCTGTTGATATTATTAACACTGTCTGCCCTTGTGCTGGTCTGTCTAGTCTCAGTCCTTCAAGTAGTTCTGAATCTGCTACTAACGATTGGATGCGGACTTCTGCAGAGTATATACTTGGTACTATCTCGCCCACTGTTTTTTGGGGAGAGAACGCACCAAGACTTGCTAGCAAGATGGGAGAGCCAGTTGTCAAAGATCTTCGAGAAATTGGAGAAAAGTACGGATACACTTTTTCGATATTTAAAACAAAAAGCATCTTACATGGGCTTTCTCAGGTAAGAGACAGAGCATTTTATTTTTTCTGGAAAGGCACAAAGGTACCTGTGTTTGAATATATAAATCGTAAACACCAGAAAATTGAAGATGCTATTAGAGAAGTAGGAAGAGATCCTGCTGATCCTATGGACATTCTTGCGAATGAGGCTAAACCAACTGAGAATCCATATTACAAATATGTTCTTCAGTTGTTAAATACGACTCATCAAAAGTTTGCTGCGAGTATCGAAAAAACTACAAATCCTATGGAATGGATCCATAACAATGATTCATTTCTGAAAGCTGCTGACTGGATGGACGCAAATGGATTCGAAAGAGAAGCTGCTAAGTGTCGTCGTAAACACGAAAAGCTTGCTTCAGGTGGTAATATCATGTGGCATAATATTGAGATTCCAAAAGACCATATTGGTGCTTTTGTTGGCCACCGACCAACTTCATTAACGCATCCTGATGAGGATCGTTTTTTGACTATAAGAGAATGTTTATCATTAATGAAAATGCCAAATGATTTTATTCTTCAAGGTGGTCGCAAAAATCTTAATCACATCTGTCAAAACGTACCTGTCACCACTGCTCAAGACATGGCTGCTGAAGTAATCAAGTTTGTAGAAGGTCGTTCTGATAACCGACTCATTGAAACAGATTATCTTGTTCAAGACAATAAAAATAATTCATGGTGGTCTGAACAAAGTAGTGTACAATTGGATGCATTTATGGTATAATATACTTATATTTGCAAAGGAGTAATACATGCCGTCAATAATGGATAAACTCAAAAAGAACAGTAAAGTTAAAGAAACTGCTATTCTTTCTGAGTCTAAATTTTTTACAGATAAAGATATGATTTCTACAGATGTGCCTATGATTAACGTAGCACTATCTGGTTCTATTGATGGAGGGTTGGCACCGGGTCTCACAGTGCTAGCAGGTCCATCAAAACACTTTAAGACTTCGTTTGGTCTTATTATGGCATCGGCTTATTTGAAAAAATACTCTGATGCTGTCCTTCTCTTCTATGATTCAGAGTTCGGTTCACCGCAATCATATTTCAAGCAATTTGAAATTGATACTTCTCGGGTACTTCATACTCCAATCACAAATGTAGAAGAATTAAAGTTTGACATCATTGGCCAGATGGAAGGTTTGGATCGTGATGATAAGGTTGTTATTGTAATTGATTCTGTCGGCAATTTAGCATCAAAGAAAGAATTAGATGATGCTATTAATGAGAAATCTGTTGCTGACATGTCTCGCGCTAAAGCACTCAAAGGTTTGTTCCGTATGTGTACGCCATACTTAAACATGAAGAATATTCCGTTGATTGCAGTTAATCACACTTATCAAGAAATTGGTCTGTTCCCTAAAGCAATCGTATCGGGTGGTACTGGTATCTATTATTCTGCTGACAACATTTGGATTCTTGGTCGTAGGCAGAATAAAAAAGGCACAGAAGTAACAGGCTATGATTTCGTAATCAACGTGGAGAAATCGCGTTATGTTAAAGAAAAGTCGAAAATTCCTATCTCTGTGTCTTGGGAAGGTGGAGTACAAAAGTGGTCTGGTCTTCTTGACATTGCTATGCAAGGTCAATATGTGGCTAAGCCGTCGAATGGTTGGTATTCGAGAGTTGACCGAGAAACTGGCGAACTATTTGAATCGAAAGTACGAGAAGCAGCAACCCTAGAAGAAGAGTTCTGGAAACCAATCTTTGAAGAAACAGATTTCAAAGAGTATCTCAAGCAAGCATATCAAATCGGTGGAAATGCTGCTATTGTTGATATCGAAGATGTAGAGCTTTAATATGCTAAAAGAAAATGAAGACTACGAGCTCATTACTCACGATGAATTACCAGATGCATGGGCTATTCGCATTTTAAAGGGTGAATTTATTGAGTCGGTAATTATAATTGCCGCTGTTGCAATCAACGAGGTGAAAGGACATCTTTCTTTTAATTTTGAAATTATCGAAACGCCAGATCCAGATATTGTGCATAAAGATAATGAAAAACTTCAAAACCATGTTTCTCAAATCATTGAAGCCGTGATTGAAACTGGTATAAGTGAAGGTTATGTTAAACTAGAAGAAAGATCAGAGACATCAACATTACAGTAAAGATAAATTATGAACCTAAGAATTGAACAGACTATATTAAGAAATCTTCTCACCGAAGAGAAGTACATGCGGAAAGTCCTTCCGTTTATTAGACCAGAATATTTTGAAGGTCCATATCGAACACTTTTTAAAGAAGCTGGTAAATACGTTGCAAAATACAATAAGCTTCCAGCAAAAGAAGCTTTTCTTGTAGAGTTAAACGAACATTCGAGTCTGAGCAATGAGCAATTTACTGCAGCAGTCGATATTGCACAGACATTGTTCGAAGGTGATGATGTTGACGATACTTGGCTTCTTGAGAACACTGAAAAGTGGTGCCAAGATCGTGCCATCTACAACGCTGTCATGGAATCAATTACCATTATTGACGGCAAACATGACACGTTGACAAAGAACGCACTTCCAGAGCTTCTCACAAAAGCTTTGGGAGTTGCGTTTGATACGAATGTCGGTCATGACTATATCGAAAATGTAGAGGAACGTTATGAGTTTTACCATACTGAAGAAGATCGTATCCCGTTTGACCTTGAATACTTTAACAAGATCACGAAGGGTGGTGTACCTCGTAAGACACTTAACATTGCCCTTGCAGGTACTGGCGTTGGCAAGTCTTTATTCATGTGTCATGTTGCTGCTAGTGCTTTGGTAGACGGAGCTAATGTTCTCTATATTACAATGGAAATGGCAGAAGAAAGAATTGCCGAACGTATTGATGCGAATCTTTTGAATGTTCCGATTGATCAACTCGATAAAATGTCGAAAGACATGTTTACTACAAAAATTGCCAATCTTGCTCGTAAGACTACGGGTCGTTTAATTGTAAAAGAATATCCTACTGGTTCTGCTCATTCTGGCCACTTCCGGGCTTTATTGAATGAGTTAAAACTTAAAAAGCAATTTAAACCAGATATCATCTTTATTGATTATCTTAACATCTGTGCTTCATCAAGAATGAAAACTATGGGTGGATCAATTAATTCGTATACTTATATTAAAGCAATTGCCGAGGAGCTACGTGGTCTTGCTGTTGAATTTGATGTACCTGTATTTTCTGCAACTCAAACTACTCGTAGTGGATTTTCAAATTCAGATGTTGGTTTGGAAGATACTTCTGAAAGCTTTGGTTTGCCAGCCACGGCAGATCTTATGTTTGCTCTTATCTCTACAGAAGAGCTGGACAAAGATGGTCAAATCATGGTTAAACAGCTGAAGAATCGTTATAATGATCCAACAATGCATAAACGATTTGTTGTTGGAATTGACCGATCGAAGATGCGTCTATACGATGTTGAAGAAACTCAACAAACTCTAGTCGATGACACACCGGTGTTTGATAATTCAGCGTCTGGCAATAGAATCAGTTCAGAAAAATTCGGAGATTTTAAGATATGA